TCCACCTTTTAAAATGAAAACTCCATTTTTTAATACGTATGGATCACTCATTTTCTTTTCTCCTTTTTTCTAAGATAAGTATTTGGCATTCGAATACTTAACATTTTCACTTAATGTTTTAGCATAGATAAGAGTCGTGTCGATGCTTTCATGACCTAGCAACTCTTTTACCTGCTCTATCGGCATACCTTTATTGAGAGCCATCGTGGCTGTGGTGTGTCGTATCCTATGCGGATGAACATCCTTAACGCCGGCTCGGTCAGCGATATTACGAACTATAACCTCAATAGTATATTTACCTATCGGATTGTATGGTTTATTGTCGCTGATAAATATAAAGTCTGAATTACCTTTACGCGAAATTAGATAGTCCTGAAGAGCTATGCATGCTTTCGCATTTAGATAAGACGTTCTATGTTTCTTTCCTTTGCCAAATAAATGGACTTCTTTGTTATTGAAGTCAATGTCTATAAGTTTCAGATTTACAAGTTCTGAGACACGACAACCTGTAGAATATAACGTTTCTAAGATTGCTGTTTCTCTAGCTGTTTTGCAAGATTTTCGTAAAAGCTCTAGCTCTAATTCACTTAGTGGCTCTTTGTCAATAGCATCGTATTTAATAGCCTTTATAACTTTACAAGGACTTTTATCTACATAGCTATTGTCCTCGCACCATCTAAAAAATGAGCTAAGAAACAATCTCTGATTATTCACACTTCGTTCGCTATTTCCATTTTCGCGAAGCCACAATAAGAACCCTCTGACATCATTTGGCGAAATATCATTGAGATTCTTTTGTGCTATGGATAGGAACTGATTAGCTGTTCTGTAATACTGTTTTAATGTACTATCAGAAGAACCTTCTATCTTTTTCGAAGCGCAAAATAGCTTCAGAATGTCAAAACCATTGGATCTAACTGCAGGCAATGTTTCGTTGAAACTGACAGTGTAATTGGATAATGTGACTTCTAAAATATCATGAATCTTAGTTAGTTCTGTATAACCAACTACACCATCAATAGCAACCGTAAAATTGTTTAATAAATCTCGTTTAGCGTCTATCATATTAATTACCTCCTATAAGGAGATAATACATTATAACAGACCACTTTGTCAAGAGATTTTTAAACTAAATCAAAATTTAACCAATATTGTTACCCTTGGATATCTTCACAATCACTTAATGTATCTTTCCATTGAATTATTAACCAATACCATATATTCTATAAGACCCACTTTTAGGAGTATTAAAAACAATACTGCCGTTAGAATAAACTCCAATCAAAGCATATTCCGTTCCTCCAATATTTCCTACAGTAACCAATTGAGTAGCTCGACTAGCTCCAACTTCTGTAAATACAGAAACTGGTGTGATTGACCCTTCTCCAACGTTTGATAACTCGTTACCGCTTACTACCAAAATATAGGTGTATTCACTAATTGATATAGTTGTTTGTGGTGATTGTGGAATTATGGTAGCCAACAATACAGGTTTTATTTTTTGATTTACCTTGTCGATAGCATCCTCGACGTTCTCTGCATTCTCAACATTTCCACTGTACGGAATTGTTTTTGCATTTAATCCCATTGGTGGCATTCCGACTACATACCAATCACCTGCATTCTTCTCTTCATCAGTTAGTGCCAGATAATCCTCATAAGAAATTTCAACTGGTTCAAAACCGCCTACAGAAGAATCTTCCCATGTCTGGCCACCGTCTGCAGATTGAAACAGTCTTGGCTTAGCGTTTGCATAAACTCGTAACTCGGAAATATAATTTCCTTTTCTACTTCTAACCGCTGTAATCTGCTGAGCTGGGTTTTCACTATCATACGCAGGAATACGAGCATCTATGATGTTCATAATATGCCCTGCGGCATCTTCATCCAGAATACCTCTGATAGACTCAAACCAAGCCTCAAATGCAGTTCTCTGAGCAGTGCTCCATGTTAAGAAACTTCCTTCCTGAGTATCGATCCATGTCTCAGCCTCAGAAGTATAAGTCTTCATGAAGGTTTCCCATTGAGCTTCCCACTGAAGGATAAGCTGATCGGTATTGATTGTGTCAATAATACCTGTAACAAAGGGAAGTTCAGAAGTACCTACCGCATTGGTGATGTTAGCTTGGGTAATAGAAGTTGTACCTGCTGCTCTGTATACATAGCAGAGAGGATATTGTTTATGAAATTCTTCGTTTAATAGTGCCGGTCTTTTCGGATCTTTAGACGCTGGTGTACCTTGTACCCAGGTAATTTCGTTGTTCTTTACTTCTGGATTTGTATTTACATCAATAACTAATGCGTCAATACGATCCAGAACTACTTCAGACTGAGGAGCCTCAATAGGAAGATTTGCATCTACCAAACTCCATGTATGCATTAGCCATGCTCTACCAGGTTGAACAACGACTTCATTATCATTCTCGCTCTCGATAACTATCATCGAATTACGATAGTTGCTATACATACCATCTGAAATAATTCCGTCAAAAATAGAGCTTAATTGCTCTGCATTATACATTCTATTTGGTCCGTTATAGAACCCACATGTAAAAGCCATCTTATGACTCCTCCTCTATAATCTCAAATGTTGGATATCTCTTTAATTCGTCTCGTTCATCAGAAGTAATGAATTCAGTAATTCTAGCACATGCTCCGATACCGTATTCATTCTCAACCTGCACAATATCACCTAGAAAGAAATCTTCACCATAAATAAACTGTTCGTCCGTTACACATTCAGCATCGAATTCTTTAATGACCTTGCTATCATTAAGCTTCTCTTTACCTCTTGTGTCTAGTTTATTGTAGTATGTTTGTGCCGCTTCGCCTTCTTCCTGACGAAGGTCACGTGCATCTACATATAGTTCTTTTCTTTCTAGACCAGTACCACTACCTACAGTTCTTGTGATACGTTGCTCATTCTGTCCTTCTCCCGCTACGAGAGCGATATTCTTTTCTTCATCATACTTCTCGACAAATGAAGAATTAATCAAGTTCTCATATTCTGGCGAAAATATAATGTAAGGATTTGTTTCCTGATTGTAGCTTCTGTCAGTGCCAGCATATAACTCGAACTGCATAATGTTGTTTTCATCAATCCATACTCTAAAACCTATTTTCTTCTCTTCACAGATTTTCTCTATAACTTCAAGCAGATTATCACCTGTGTATTGCGCTTCATATGTTAAATTTGTAATGGCAGGGTCTGTTGAGTCTTTAAACTGAAAATTTGGAATCGCCCTGCTTGCATCACTTGGCGATATCAGATTTTCAGTTATTAACTTTTTTACCCCATTTTGAAGATTTCCGCTTATGCTCGTCTGAGCCCAAATAATTCTTCTGTCAAGAATACTTTCAAGAGACCTACCAGCTACTCTAATGATAGGCCCCTCTTCAGTATCTGTTTTGATCTCTCGTTCCTCAACAATCATTGTGTAATTGCTTTCTGGTATAGATAAGTAATAGTCTTTTATCATCCAGTCTAAGAGATCCTGTGTTACTGGAGTAAAGAGTTCAAAGTCTCCTGGTTTAGCATACCTGTCGTTCCAGATAAAACTTTGATATGTATCAACCATACCTATGTTCACCAGTTCTGGTGTGTATACATAAATCTCCATTTTTATACTCCATCAAATGTTGTTTGTGATCTAATGGTGAATACTAAATTTTCTTCACCATCTTCAGCTACAAAAGTGAACAAGTTATCGCCATGAGATAACGTAAACCAATTAGGATTTTTGCCTAAAATGTTTAAAGCGTTAATCTTTCGTCCATTGCGGATTAGCGTAACTCGTCTACTTCTTTTGACTGTACAAATCTCAATTGTATCACCGGCGACCATTCCTGATCCAGTAAGTGCTTCGAGTTTGTCCATGTCGATTTTCATGTGTTCTCTAGTTTTTATGTTGTAGATATCCATCGTACCTACAGCGCCTAGAGCGTGAATGGTTATCAGAACACCAGTTTCTGAATCACCTTCGTAATAAACTGTATTCTCCTTCTTTGTTACAATCTCTGAGAAAACAATCTGTTTTTCAGTTAATGATGGGTTACCGAATGGGAACTGGAATAATGGTTCAATTCCGGCAAACATAGTCTGCTTTACCCCATTCGGGCCATCATCAATAAAGAAAGGAGATTCACAAAGGATCGAGATTTCAAACGACTCTTGTTCACTGAAAACTTCAGGCTCGTTCGACTCTACATATCCTTCAGTAGTACCGATACGGTTATCAGTTTCGATCGTGATAGTTACTTTTTTATTAGTGGGGAACGCCTTATAAGACATAAGACGAGCATCCTCAATTGTTGGTGCATATGAGAATATCCCACTAATAACTAAGTTTCTACCTTCAAGCTGTCCCGAATTGAACTTGCTTCCATCCGAGGCCGCTAATTGGTTCATATTAATGTTGGCCTTAGCCGGGCCAAGTCCTTTAATATCAGTTACGATAAATCCGGACTCTGGCTCGACCTCACCAAAGACATACTTCGAAATCTTGCCAAGATGATTCTTGACTGTAAGTGACTTTATCATCTCTTGATATACTCTCCTATCTTGTATGCCGCATTATTGCCATATCTATAAACTTCTGTTCTAGATATAGCCTTAGGTGAATTGTTGATCTGTGTGAAGTTAACCTGTGGAGTACCGTTTGCATTGGCAGAACCATTCTCATTTTGAACATTTGCAGATGCGTACAACTCTTTGTTCTTGAACATTGAGTTAATCTCGTTCAGCTGTCTTCTAACATTGCTTGTATCAAGTTCGAGCGTAATGACTGGATGCAGATTAAAGTCTGCCAATTCGTCAATTCGTCCGAATTCTCCTGATACTGCATCGACAGCTCCTGATGCAAGATTGTGAGCGGCATCATAAACGTTCTTAGCTGATTTATCGATACCGATAGCACCGCCAAGACCAAAGAATTTACCATACTTCTCCATCAAATGAGAAGGTGATCTTTCATCCCATTCGTGCTTAACAATCTGAGCACACTGCTGAGCAATAGAACGAGCAGCATTAATAGCTTCTGCACCTTTGGCATTAATACCATTTACAAGTCCCTGCATTGCCTGCTCGCCAATCGTGTAGAATCTTGATGGCGGCATGTAAGCAGTAAATGTAATAATGATTCCATTACAGATACCCATAATAGTGAGGTTAACATCGCCAGCCCATTTTGTAAAGCCTCCACCAAGACCAAGCATATCGTATTTACCCATCTCTTCGAATACTTTTGAAGGCGAGTTAATATCGAATACTTTTCTTGCTACTTCAACACCAGCCATACATGCTGAACCAATAGCGTCTGTGACCTTCTTTCTGTTCTTCGTAACACCAACCTGTAAGCCGGTCATAGTCATATCACCAGTTTCAGCATATGAACCATAAATCATGTTGGCCAAATCTGTTGGCATCGTCAGGGATTCAGCATACAGTGCAGTTGCCTGCTGTAACTGTTCATCTGTCATATTAACAAATGCCTGAATCTCACCTGCAGCGCTTGGACCGAGTTTCTGAAGTTCTTCAAGCATAGGCTGGTTGATTCCTCTTTGAGCCAAAGTCTGAATATTAGCGGCCCATTCTTTAACAGCATTTAACTGCTGTTGCATAGAATCAATCATACGCTGAGAATCAATTTTAGGATTCATAAGCTTTTCGAAATTAGCTTCTGCTTCCTGTAGCTGTTCCTCAGTCATGTCGACAAATGCCTGAACTTTGTAACGTCCCTCAACGCCCATTTCTTCTAAGTACTTAATTAACTTATTAGAAACGCCTCGTTTAATAAGACGCTGAATACCATCCATCCAACCTTCAATGACTTTATTCTGAGCTTTCATATCGCCTAACAACTTGTCAGGTTTAATCATGCTATCCATTGAATTGGTAACTTCACCAAATGGATCAGAAGCCGCTGCAGATTTGAATGCTCCAAGAACATCACAAGCAGACTTGATGGTATCGGATAGTTCTTTAACCTTATCGGAAGATTTCTTAGCAGAACCACCAGCTCCATCTAAACTTTCGCCAAGACCTCCTGCAGATCCTCCAGCAGTATCCATGGACTCGGTAAGCTTTTCCATTTCTTCTTGATTCTGCTTAAGCATATCATTTACATCTAAGCCTACATCATCAAAATCTATAAGACTATTGATCTCGTCATTTATAGAAGATGTGGTGCTTTGGGTCGTTCTGTCAACAGCTCTTCCAGCTTTTTGGTACGCCATCATTGCAGATGTACATGTGCCATATGTTGATGCTTGCTCTTTTGCTTTTTCAGATGCCCATTGTATTCCATCTGATAAACCAGATAGATTATTTGCAACGTCGCCAAGACCGCCTAATGCTTCTCCAGCTTTAGCGATAATATCTTTGAGCCAAGTACTTAGAGAATTCCAGATACTCATGCCCCAGCTATTACCAGCTTTTTTGCCATTTTCAGCAGCGGCTTTAGATACAGTCCAGTCGTTATTCAGAGTATAGCCAGCATCTGATAAGAATTTAACAAGCCACTTCGGTGGTGAATGCCATTGAGCACCTTCACGGAAACCAGTTTCGTATCCGCTACCGATATTCTCACCGGATGCTTCAGCAATAACTTCGAGTTTCGCAGAACCAATACCCATTGTCTTGGCAATATCAGAGAAGAAAGATTTAATCTTTCCTACGAAACCACCAATACTAGCTACGACTCCTTTTAAGAAACCTACGAATTTAGTAGCTGTAACTCCGAATCCTTCTAGGACTTTAACAGACAATCCAACTGCCGCTGATAATACTAATATTGCTGCACCGATGGCGGCAATACCTGCTGCAGCTGGTATCATTCCTGCACTTGCTAATCCAAGAACCATCATAGACGCTCCAATGACGCCTAATCCTAATCCTAAAGAAACAAGGTCGATGCCTTGTAATAGAGTCAACGTCTGGCCTATAATTCCAAAACCTACAGATGCTATTAATACTGCTGCACCAAATGAAACCATTGTAATGGCAAGGCTTCCTAGTACTGTAGAAAAAGCTAACATTGCAGGTACGATAGCTGGTAAGAAATTTGCCGCTGCTCCTAAGATTAAAACTATTCCTGAGAAAATTCCAATAGCAATGCCTAACGTTTTCATATTAGAAGCAAATGCTTCAACGTCGACGCCTGACAATATCACTGCAGCACCAGCAAGTCCTATGATACAAGCAGTCATAACCCCAACAGCAACTAAAACCATGCCAAAATCTTTAGGTGGTTTAATCTGTCCAAGAATATAAACTGCTGTTGAAAGAGCGAGTAAAGCACCGGACATTGCTGCGCCAGCGGCTAATATCTTTTCAAATGTCTTTGACTGCGACGCCATTACTGTCATGGCTCCACCAAGAGCAACAATTACTCCAGTAATTGTAAGTAGCATTATAGCTTTATTCTTAGCTGTACTTGCATTTCCCAATCCAGAAGATGAGGAAATAGTCTTTACTAATTTAGCTAACAAACCTACTGCGGCGCTCATACCAACACAAGCAGCAATAACTGCTCCAATATCTTGATGAGCCATTGCCGCTAATGTTACAAGAGCCCCTGATAAAACTAAAATAGTTCCAACCATTGCTGTAACTGTTCCAGCTTTAAGAGGCTTAACTTTGGATAAGTTATTGAACACTAATGATAAAGCGCCAAGTACTGCGACTAATGCAATTGTTGGTGCAATTAACTCTTGTGGTTTGAATAGCGATAAAATGCCTAAAGCTACTAATAAAGTTGCCAGTGAACCAACAAAAGCAACCATTGCCGCGATTGCTGTTTTAGCGCCTTCAATCTTGCTCATAGCATACATAATAGCAGTCATCATTACTTCTAACGCTATAATTGTTCCAATTGCTGGCTTAAGTCTATCTGATGGTATATCGGCGACTTGTTCTAATGCAGATGCCATCATCTTAAGCGCTCCTGCGAATGCAAGAGTATAAGCGGCCATACCTAAGAATTGAGTTCTAGCCTCACCCTTAGCTCGCTTACCAACACCAGACATAAATGCATTTACTACAGACATCAATAATGTTAAAGCACCGACAATTCCGACTGCTTTTAATATTGTTTTCCCGTCTGTGTTTTCGGCAAAGTCTTTTATACTTCTAACCGCAATTGTAAGCGCAAGAACACCTACGCCTATACCTAAGGCAGCATTACCAATAGCATTCAGCATTGGAGTTACGGTCTTTGATAATACAAACAAAGCTCCAAAGAATGTTACAGTGGCTGCAATCCATCCCAATGCTACATTTATACTTGAACTGAACGCATTCGAAATATTTGTAGCAAGGGTTTGCATCATCTTGGAAATCTGGTCAATTGCTGGAACTATCTTCTTCATAGCAACAGCAATCACAAGGATTCCTAAAGCGCCTTTAAGACTAACTTTAGACGATGCGACGCTAAGTGCTATCAAACCACCAACCAATTCTAGCAGAACAGTAAATGTTCCTTGCGGATCTGTTATTGTAACATCTGCTAATTTTTTCACAGCTGCTGCTAATATAGCTACGGCGCCAGCCATTACTAATAATGATAGGCTATTCTTTACAAGCTCTGGTGACCATTTCGAAAGTAATTTCATAGAGCCAACTAGAACACCACAAAGAACTGCTACGGTGCCAATTGCTAGGCCTAAATCAGCAAGATGCTTTGACAATTCAGCTCTTGATAATACAGCAATAGCTAATGATAGAACGCCAATAGCCCCAGCCATCATGAGCATAGACCTAGATATCTGAGGAATCGATGATTCGAAACCGGCGGCTTTAATCTGCTTATCAAGTTTCGAAATAGCATATGCAAATAAACCAATTACCGTAGTTATTGCTCCAAGTGCTATTGTAGCTTCTACAAGACCACCTCTTCGACCAGCATCTGCCAATAAAGCTAATGACAATGCAACCATTGTAATAGCTTTGGCAGTGTCTACAATCGGAGAGGACTTAACAAATTTCTTCTTGATAATGTTATTTACATTATCGATAAGGCCTTTTGTAGACTTAATTGCGCCTGTGATTGTATCTGTGAATTTAGCAATATTGCCAATCATGGACAACAAAGCTACACCAAATACCATTGCCATAATCTTACCAATGGATAAGTTTTGTACAAATTCGCCAAGGCCTTTATTTACGCTTCTAAAGAAGTCCTCAATTTTACCCCTATCGCCGCCAAGCTTCTCGATAAAATCCAGAATTGAATCGCTCACTGGCTTAAATAGATTTGCGAAACCGCCAAGGACTGTATCAGACTCTTTAAATGCGTTAACTACATAATCGATAATTGCTTTTACGGCTTTGGCGACTGCTGCAACGATAATCATAAGGCCATTAACAATAGCCTTACCAACTGAAGCAATTACATGCCCAAATGCCGTCATTACTTTGCCAAGCGTTTCAAATCCATTTGACATTCCAGATACGTAACCAGTACCAACTTCCTTACCGGAGTTTCTGGCTTCATTGACAACTTTCTTGTTGCCTCTGAACTGCGACGTCATGGTCTTATAGAACTCTATAATACGTTTAATTGGTGAATGGAATCCAGCTCCATTATTGAAACCAGTAATAAAACCTGCACCAACTTTGTATCCAGATACAATAGCTTGTTTAGCAACCGTAGCTATTCCAGCAAATTGCGCAAGCATCTGTTTAAAGAACTCGCCAATTCTAGCAAATGGATTTCCACTTGCCTGTAATACCATAGCTAAATTCGCAATGGCACTCGCCAAAACGCTAATCGCTTTTACAACAACTTTTAATACCGGTGTTCCGACTTTTGCTAAAATCGTAAACACATTCTTTAAAGCTGATGCAATGGCATTAATAACTGCTGTTACTTTTCCAGATTCTCTGATTCGTCTCGAAATAACAATGACAAAGGCGCTGACATACTGTAGTCCTTTGAATAACGAATCGTTCAAATCTTTGACAGAGCTTAATGATGGGAAAATCGCAGTTGCTATTTCCTTGAACACATAGAAGATTGTTTTACCAACTTCAGCAAACGCCTTAAATGTTAAATATATACCTTTAAGGACAGTTTCCGTTGGCTGTAACTTCTCTGTGAAATCAGCAAAAGCTTTCGTAGCATTACGTAAAGCATCTGCAGTTTTTCTAGCGTTGTCGAAATTGAATGCTTCACTTAATGCTTTCTTTACAGTTCTTATTGGTTTAACTAACAGATTGAACAAATTAACCATTCCTCTGATTAATTCATTTCTTCCGCTAATTCCATCTTTTTCTTCTTTCCAGAATGCTAAGATTTCATTTCGTGTATCTCCAGTTGCTGCGAATGAATCGTATAATGCATTTGCAACGCCTGTCCATAAAACTTTTGCTTCTTCGTAGTTACCGAAGATAAGTTCAAAGGTTTGCATCCATTTTGAAGAAACTGCTTCTGCAGTAGCATCAATTGCTTCCTGGAAAGTCTTAGCTTCCTGCGCTGCTTTGAATGCCTTTAAGCCTAGCTCATTCTGAGCATCTGTTAACTCTGTAAACAGTCTCGTCAGGTCTTCTGCAGATGCACCAGTATCTTTAGCAACATCCTGGATGTCTAAACCACCTTTCTTGAAATCTTCAGCTAACTCTAAGATTCTAGAAGTGGTAAGACCAGTTTGCTCATATAATTCATGCAGAACTTTTGTAGCTCCGCCATATTTGTTCAATGTTGTGATCAGTACTTCAGAATTAAACCAGCCCTTTGAAAGTTCTGAGTTAAACTGTGCAAGTGTGAATACATCTCCACTTAATGTAGAATATGTATCTTCGCCTACTTTCTTTAATGTACCAATCTGAACTGCGGTATCAGCAACATTCTTCTTAAAGTCATACGTTGCCATATTAGCATTCTCGATAGACTTCCAGTCGATGAGCTTAACCGCTCCAGTACCAATAGCCTGTGACATGTTGTACATAGCTCTATTGGCATCTGTAATGTTAGCACCAGATATAGCAGCCCATGTCGCAATACCCTGCATAGCCGATACTGCATCGTTCAACTTAACATTGTTAGATGTAAACTTACCGATATTCGATACCATATCTGTAAATGAGTATGATGTCTCATCGGTAAACCAGCTAAGTTCTTCCAGCTGGCCATTTACAACTTCCATCTGTTCAGCGGTATTACTAAAGTCTTTAGCTGTTGCCGCCATAATAGTCTGAACTGCAGATGTCTTTTGGGCATATCTATCAAAACCAGCTGTTACCTGATCAATAGACATTGACTTAACAAGTCTAGCGCCCATATCCATTGCCGAAGATGTAATCCTTGCAATTGCTGTCACACCTGCAATTTCTAATACCGAAAACTTATTTGAGCATTCTTCAATAGATTTGTTTGCTCCAGATAAGTCAAAATTCTTAGCGGCATCACTAACATTTTTTAAGCCTTTAAAGCCATCTAAGTTAAGAGACTTCTTAAGCTTTTCAAGAGTTGACATTGTTTCAGCCGTCTTCTTTTGGAAGTCAGCATTGTCAAACTTCATTTCTACTACACGTTCATCAATGTAGGTTGTCTTACTCATGACATATACTCCTTCCAGACAGCATCTTTCAATTGTTCAAGTATCGGGTCAAGGGTTGGCTCAATAAAATTGTAGCCTGGAACCCAAGTACCACGTTTAGTGGCGTGTCCTTTATCTATCAATATAGCGACATTACATCCGCCTTCAATATCCGAGTTGCCCCAGGATAAAGTTGATGTCTCGCCATTGTCTTCGATATCAAAGTACCAAGAGGAGGCTGCCAAACCTGTATCAACAGGGGTAGCCGCTCTTAGTGCTTCAACGCCAATATGGCCATATCTTTCTAAAATGTTACGATAACTTTTCTTCTGAAGCTTATTCAAAAACTTAATCGTCTTGCTGAAGTCTCCTTTATGACTAAAAGTTATACTCATTTTGAAATCCCTAGCCTTTCAAAGCTTTTCTAGTATTTGCTCCGCAGAGGCCATCCTGAGTAAGTTTGGAAGACCTCTGGAAATCGATCAAAGCTTTCAATGATTTAAGACCGAAGTCGCCATCAACTGCGATATCGTATCCTGCTTCTTTCAACTCAAACTGAACCCAGAAAGCATCGTTTCCTTTACATGCATACTGAGTAATTTTCTTCTTTCTAGCCTGAGCTTTGGAAGTAACAACGATCTTTGGCTCCTTGTATGGATTTGCCTGCTTAGAAGCTTTGTTAACTACTTCCTGTGCATACTCATACTGTAAGAAGTCAAATGTAAGACCATATGTCCATTGAGATGGCTTAAACGGTGAGATCACCGTGCCATAGTCAATGCCTTTAGCTTCAACTACAACCGACTTTCCGTTTAACCATCCAAATACGCCTACATGACCTTGACGCCATACAACAACGCCATCAGCCCATTTCTGATACTCTTTTACAGACAGTCTCTTCTGTGCTCTGGAGTACATCTGAGATGAACCCCACTGAATGCCAGTTGCATCTGTGAATACGCCGCTACAGTCGATACACTTGCGGCCAATCATTTTCTTTCTTCTGGCTTTCGCCATATAAGATAGCGTAACAGTCTTTGGATACTGTTTATGCATCTGTTGCATGAATGCTTCACTTAATGGGAAGTTCTTTGCGCCGTAGAAGTACGGTGTCCCAACTAAAGACAAAGCATGCAAAAATACTTCTTTTGCTTTCATTGGCGTTCTCCTTATTTTTTCTTTTCATACTTAGCACGCATAGCCAAGTTTGTTTCTCTAGTTCTCTTTAATGCTTCCGCTTTCGTTTCTTTCTGTTCAGGAGCATTCTTAATGGATGCTAAACGTATAAGCGCTATTAGCCTATTAAAGTTCCATCTTTCAGCCTCAAACGGTATCTGCAACGCGGACATCCAATAATAGATAAGCTCTGATGTAATTATCTCTTTTGAATATCCAGTATTAGACTTTCCGTTTGAATCGCTTTTGAATTTTTGGGCAGTTCTTTTATCCTCGATGTAATCGTGAATTTTTATAATCTGCTCATTTTTTAATCCTCTTACATCCATAAAGGTATCATCGATATTCATCATTGACATATAATCGATAATCTCTTCTGGAGTTTTTTCTTCTGGAGAACAGAAAGGTTTTTTGTATTTTGCTTCCCATTTTGAAACTGCGAGCAACGAGTGCTCTAGACGATAATGTCCACCCTTTATGTTTATGAAAAGGTTTCTACTATCGTCAAAGAGCTCGCGTTCCTCAATGTCGATTTCGATCATTACAGTGGAGTACCAGTAATCGGATCAACTCCAACGTTAGGATTTGCCTGTGGTGCTGCAACCGGAAGTTCTGGCTGAGCAACTGCAGGTACTTCTGTAACTACTGGAGCGATACCAGCTTTAACAGCTTTCTCGTGATCTTTTCTGATTGCTTCAATTTCATCTTTAGGGAAGATACCATTTACGAATTTTGCAGCGGAATCACTATTGGTAGCTAATTCTGTATACAGTTCATCGTAGAACTTTGTCTGTGTGAATGCCTGAACAACTTCTGGTGTCTTAACGAAGCGAGTACCGTCTGGTGTTTTAACACCGTAAGACATTACGATCAGTCTTCTAAACTCGTCAGCAAGTTTTTCACCATCCTGAGTCTCGATGATTCTCTTATACATAGCCTCAAGGCCACCTGGTGTTCTCCATTCAAGATCGATAAGTTCATGTTTTAAAAATCCGAAAGTGAAAGACTGCTCTCTTTCATTTCCATTGAAATCTTTGCATTTAATTGTTCTTGTAAACATAGTGTTTTCGTCCTTTCTATAAGACCCCCGAAAGGAATCGAACCTCCGGGGGCATTGCATATTCTACAGATTTATTAACCTGCGTTGTTCTGGTTAACAGCACCGAAGATATCAACAATCTGCTGTGGTGTAGGGCAGATAGGATCTGTTGCTTCGTGAGCTTCGATGTTATGCTCTGGATCTGCTGTAACAGCATCTGTACCATACAGCATGTCTTCAAGCTGTTTCATCTTCTCATCGGTAACACCTGTACCAAGTGTGGATACCCATAAATGGGAAGCTGGTTTAGCATTTCCAGGCATTGGAATTGGAGTTGTTGTTACCTCCCAGCTAAGTGTAGGTGCTTCCGGAGACTCATTCTCTGTTGCTTTGGATTTCTCTGTTGGAGATGCTTTACAACCATATACGATATGAACTTCATAACCGTAATCGCTTCCTTCAACATCATTACCAATTTTGCTTCTGTAAGAGAATGCAAATCCCTTACGATCCTGCTGACCGATTTTTACGCCAGATGCAATTTCAGCTGTACCATCGCAGACATCAAACTCTGCTGGAGAGTAGAATGCCTCGATAGTTGCACCAAAGTCTTCTTTGGACAACAGGGACAGATACTTAATGTTGTCGGCATACTGCTTATTCTCTTCACCACCTGATGGTTTCTCAGTTACATTAACAAGACCATTCCAACCATGGCCTGTACCATACCAGTTGCCGGCAGCAACGTAGAGCATTCCTCTATCTACGCCAGTAGAGTAAAGCTTTTCGCCAATTGCGTCCCAAACTGTTCTCATATTGTTTCCTCCTATACAATTGTTCTAAACGGAAAGTAATGCATGTTGTCTTT